CGCAACATTCTTCGACAAAGATTGCCTTTTAAATAATACTTTGATAGGTTTTCTCCAGTCTGTATGATGTCCGACAACGAAGATACGCCGTCGTCTTTGTGGTATGCCTCTGGGAAATCGTTGTGTTCTGACAAGTGAAGTGTCCAAAACCCTGTAGGCGAACCCATACCCGCATTGAGCCAATGCTCCGAGAAAGGAACCAAGGTCCCGTCCTCGATTACTTGACAAGACTCCTGCAACATTTTCCCAA